CAATGATGGTGCGTGGTTAAGTTATTTTAATCAATATATGAATAATGCAAACGGAGGTAAATTAGTAAAATTTGACCAAAGTAATGCTTATGAGTTAGCAAGTACGATAGCTGAAATATTTATTCCTATTGATGCTATTGCTGAAAGATGTTCTTCTATAAAATATGATATTGTTGATGTAAATACGCAAGAAATAATAACTCCGCAAGGTAATCTTAAAAGAATATTAGAAACGCCTAATCCGTTAGATAGATTTTCAGATATTGTTTATCAAAGTATTTTTTCTGAGTTAGCAGATGGTAATAGTTATGTTTATACAAAAACAGCTGATAGTATAGTTAATCCTACTTATGATAATATCAGTAATATATGGGTTTTAAAGCCAAACGTTACAAAGCCAGTATTACACGATAAAATATCAAATCCGTTTTTAATGAAAACAGTTTCGGATTTAGTAGATTATTACAAAACGTTCTTTTTTTATGAGCATAATGTTAAACCTAGATATGTTCTACATACTGCGAATTTAGGAATTACACAAACAGGAATGGGCAGAAGTCCTTTGTTTGCTTGTGAAAAAAACATAAATAATATATTGGCTGTTTATCAAGCAAGATATAATGTATATGCTAAAAATGGTAATGCGGGAATATTAGCAAAAGCACCCGTAGGTGGTGGTGGAGCATCTTTACAAGAAGCGATTGACCCAATTACTAGAGATACAATGCTAAAAGACCTTCAAGACCGTAATGGATTGACAGGAGATAAGAATTTTATTGGAATGTCAAGCGTTCCTTTACAATTTATCAAAACTTTAGGTACAATTAAAGAATTAGAGCCATTTGATGAAACATTAGAGAACGCTATTAAAATTGCTGGAGTTTTTGGAGTAAATAAAGAATTAATACCTAAAAAGGATAATGCAACGTTTACTAACCAAACAATAGCTGAAAAGTCATTTTGGCAGAACGTTGTTAAGGCTTTTGCTAATGATACGGCTAAATCTCTTAAAAAAATCTATTATTTGCCAGAGAATTGGGAATTTAGACCTAATTTTGCGGGAATTGAAGCATTACAAGAAGATAAAAAAGCGGGATTAGAAGCAGATGGTTTATTAATTGACAATTTAGATAAATTAAAAGCTAACGGTATCGATATGGAAAAAGCATATTTAATATTACAAGAAAGATATAATGGAAAATAAAATCGTAGAATTTAAAGCACAAAGGGATTTGTTTAAAAATCCAGTATCTACTTTATTAGATGCAGAACGTGCTAAGTTAGAAATAACATCAGACAGAAAAGTAAAAGGTTATGCTATTGTTTGGGGCAGTAAGAATGATTATAATGAGATTGTTCTTAAAGGAGCAACATTAAACAGTCTTAATGCAAGAGGAATAGGAACTGCTGTTGGTAATCCTATATTGGTTTTAAATCAACATAGACAAACAGAACCTTTATGCAGACCAACTATATTGCAAGAAGATGATTATGGTTTATATTTTGAAGGAGATGTAATTGAAGGTGTAGGATATGCAGATGATGTAGTTAATCAAGTAAATCAAGGCGTTTTAAGACAACTTTCTTATGGATTTAACTATATATGGGATAAAACAGAATATGATGCTACAATGGATGCTTATATTCTAAAAGAAATAAAATTAGGCGAAATATCCTTAGTAACATTTTCTAGTGATGAAAATGCACAATTAAGAAGTTTCAATCAATTACAAGAAAAAGCTGTTTTGGACAAATTTAGTTCAGAACAAATAAATGATTTACATAATCTTTTAGCAACAAGAGCCGTGACGAACACTCCAATAGTAGAAAAGGTTGTAGAAATAAATACTAATAAAATAACAATTTTTTAAAAACAAGAAAAATGGAAAAATTTAATTTAAGAAATGCACTAGAAAAAAACGGTGCATCTTTAGACGAAAGTCAAATCAAGTTCGTTTCTGCATTTGAAAATGCTTTAGAAGAAAGAACAAAAGCTCAAGACGAGGCTTATTCAACATCTATGAACCAAGCGTTGCGTTCTGTATTAGGTGCTGAACAAAAAGACGAAAAAGGTACTGTTGTAACTATTGCAGACCAAATCAGAAACATTGCTGAGTCTATTGAAAAAGTAGAAAAAAACAATGTTAGAAACTTATCTAATGTAGAAAAGTTCCAACTTCGTAAAATGGTAAAAGACCAACACAAAGATATTTGTGAAGCTATCAGAAACGGTAATGACTTAGAGATTTCTTTTAATGCTAAACGTGCTGCTGCTATTTATACTGCTGCTACTGCTGTTGCAAATGATACTGGAGTATTATTGCCATTGAATGAAAACTATGAGTTTGAAAGCGAAATTTCTAAAATTCGTTACCCTGAAAACTTTATCTTAGATGTAATTTCTAACAGACAAGTTGCAAGAGTACCACAACAAATTATCAAAAACGAACAAGCTACTGCTGAAGGAGCTGTTGCATTAGTTGCTGAAGGTGGAACAAAACCATTAGTATCTGATACTTTCTTGAGAACACTTACTTTGCGTAAAAAATATGCTGCTCACATCGAATGGACAGAAGAATTTGAATTAGACAATGAAATGTTGTATAACGAAATTCTTATGATGTTTGAAGAAAAAGTAGTAAGATTTTGGAACAATGGTATTATCGGAATTATCGTTTCTAACGGTACTGCTTATACTACTTCTGTAATGGATGATACTTTAGTTATTCCTGACAATGGACTTGCTGTTATTGCTTGTCAATCTGTAATTAACGGAATGAACTTTAATGCTGATACAGTTCTTATGCACCCAAGTGATATTGTAACTACAATGTTTACACAAGATACTTTAGGTAATTCAAGATTGTTGCCTTATATGCAAAATGGTTCAATTAATGGAATGAGAGTTGTTTCATCTAATGCAATTACTTTAGGTACTGCAATAGTTATGGATAGTTCAATTTATCGTGAAATGCACTCTGACTTTATTTTACGTTTTGGTACTTACAATGACCAATTCATTAAAAATCAAAAATCAGCAGTTGGTGAAGTATTCTCTATATTGAGAGTAGCTAAGAACAACTTGCCAGGAGCAATGGCAGTAACACTTGCAACAGTAAGAGCTGCATTATTAAAACCGTAACTTTAAAACCTTAATATATGTCAAATTTTAGTATCAAAGAAGAAGAAGCCAAAATTGTAGGAACTGCTACATTCGATAAAGCATCGGATTATAAAGTAGTTGAACTTGATGGCAACACTCATTTACTTCACAAAGTCCACGCTGATAAGTTAATCGCAAAAGGATTAGCTAAATTAGTAAAAGATGTAAAAGTAAAAGAGAGAACTCCTGAAATGACTTCAACCGTAATAGAAAAATAATAATGATAATAAATGCTCAATACTTTCAAACAAAGGAATTATATATTCCTAATTCAGTTGCACAACCTACAATCGGAAGTGTATCACCGTTAGCTATAACGCAATTAAACGAGGAAATTGATAGTATTGAGCAGTCATTATTGCTTGACGCATTAGGGTATGAACAATTGCAAGAGCTTCTTGCTCAATTTGAAGCAAATGGGGATTGGATAACAACACCTATACAGAAATGGGTTGATTTAGTTGATGGAAAAGATGATTGGAAAGGATTACGTTATAGTATTGGAACAAAAAAAATAAGTTTAATTGCTTATTATGTTTTCTTTTATTACTTAGGTATGGACTTTCAAACATATTCTACAACTGGTATGCAAATACCTAAATCTGAAAATTCAACATCAAATGACGCTAGTGTTAAACAAGTTAGTGTTTGGAATAAGTTTGTTGAAATGTATATGGGAAATAGAAGATACGGACTGCCAGAAGTTACAAGTAATTGGAATGGAGATTATCTTAACTTTAGTGGTAAGGTATTTGGTAATGAAGTATCTTTATATCAATTCTTGTTAGACAATAGTGATGTTTACGACAATAAATACTTTACTATTAAAAGACATTTAAACTACGTTGGATTATGATAGTTGTTGAAGAATTTTTAAATGATTTATTTGATGATTTACCTTTGATAGATGGTTTTAAAACTATTTATAAATGGGGAAACAAAGAACATTTACTTAAACAAATTGAATTATTTTCTAAAGTAGCACAGACACCTTATCCTTTAATTTACCAAACATCAAATGTTAGTAAGCAAGGAAATGACGAATGTGATGTGACTTTAAGTTTAGTTTTAGCTTGTCAAAATGTTAATGTTGATTTAACCAATGAGCAAAGATGGGCAATGAGTTTTAGGAACATATTAAATCCTTTGACGCAAAATATTGAAAACATATTTAAGAGAAGTGGGCAAGTAACTTGGAAAGGTGAATATACCAAAACTGATTTCCCTAATTATGGGAATGGCGAGGAAAACTTTACTATTGATAAGTGGGATGCTGTACTTTTAGAAGTAACAATTAAAATATCAAATTTACAAACGTGTAATTAAAAAAAAATAGAAATTATGGCTATATTAACAGGTACAGATTGTACAACAAGCAGATTAGGTAGTGGTATGGAAAACTGCCAACCAATCGAAGGTTTACCAAATGGTGTAATCTTAACCCCTAAAGGATGGAGCTTAGACAAGACTTCAGGCACTTTCGATAAAGCATACGTTCAAGAACAAGTACAATTAGGAAATTTTATTCCTTTAGTTGGTTGTTTTGAAGCAGTAGCTGAAACTCCAGACGCAGTAACTCAAGAAAGTCAATCAGGACTTATTGAAGTTGTAAGACAAGGGAAACCAATTTTCACTTGTACTTATAAAAAAGGATTAGCTTTCCAAAAAATTGCTTTTTCTTATAATTCTTACCAACAATACGACGCATTGATTACTTACGAAACTGGGTATATCAAATGTGCAGAAAGCGTTGATGGATTGTCGATTAAAGGTTTGTCTGTTGGTATGTTAAATACTAATGGTTATACTGAAAACAACGGTGCTACTTCAGCTTCGACTATCATGAAATTTCA